TCAAATCGATCATCTGAAGGTTAAGAAAATCTCCCCAAACATTCTCATTGCCACCAGTCTCCTGCTTAATCAGTCGCAATAAGGTAGTAAATGTGTCAGCCATTAGCCGGTACTCCTTACGATGGCCAGAGCAGGATTACTTGCATCTGGGAATTTAATTGTTACCGTTCCGTTGTTTACTGCAACCGGCGATCCGAAATTCAGAATCCACATGATCTTATCGTTCTGTGCGCCGACTGTCGTATTGTAGATGACCGCTCCCTGGGCAGCATCATTCAAAATGCCCCAGGTTGCATTCGGGATCACAATGTCGTCAATGTCCATGACAGGACGATCATCGCCGCCTGGTGTGTAAATAATTGTCTGCGTGAGCTGGAAGCCGCCTGCCACATATCCAGTTCCCACCAACTCGTTCGTCAGAGTGGATTGAAGATCTGCTGTCTTCGTATCGATGTCAGCCTGAGTTGTGTACATGGCGAAGAATAAAGTGTCGTTCTCCGGATCATGGAGACCGTTGAACAACTGATCTCGAAGGAATTGAAAATTGGTGCCGGCTACGATGCTCATGCGATAGCCACCGTCCTAGCCGCTTCCTTAACCGGGCTGTAATCACCTCTCCATTGGCGACGAAGTTCAAGTTTCCTGGCTGTCACCAACTCAGCATAGCTTGTCCTCCAAGTCGAAAGATCTTCTGTATCAGAGATCAGGAACTCATCTGAGGCCAACAAGCATGCGTACAGCAGCATGTCGCCTGCATTGTCTCCCAACCAGGTGTTCTGGTTACCAGGGCCCAAAGCATCAGGTGTTTGGATCTGGCGAAGGTCGAATCCATACGCAATATCTGGAGCAGGCACCACAAAGAACTCGGTCTCGGTGAACTCAGCGTAATATTGCGGTTGAGCGGTCAGCGACTCATCAGGCTCGAAATCCAGGCAGTATTCGTAAGTCCTGCGTTCCAGGTAGACCTTCGGCCCACCAGAAGCAGAGTCTGGAAATGCCTGAGTCGGAGCTGTGAAATTGGCTGTCGTGTATCGAGCCGTGCCGACCGTGAAGCGGACCTCATCGATAAACGCATCTGCCTCTGCGATATTTGCGCCAGGACTTTGATTTCTTGAGCCGATGTTGATCGCTACAACTCCGCTGCCTCCAATGCCGACTCCTGTTACATCAACCGTGGCACCGGACTTCACACCATCGATATGCGCGAACAAATCATTGCCGCTTCGAGTGATGGCAACGTGTGACCAGACACCGTTCGCAGCCATCGCTCCAAAGAACGGGAAGTTAGTGAAGCTGCCACCATCGGTCGAATAAGCAAACTGCAAAGTGCCGTTTGAATTTAGGACTTCCCAATTACTTAATCCGCTACTTCCATCACCATGATTGATGTAGTCATGCCCACCGACCTGGTTCTGCGCGTTTACAAAAAACTCAATCGTCCAATCTTGCTGACCTGTCACGAACGCTGGATTGTGAGGGATTTCCAGATAGTTCTCTGGATCGCCGGTCGTTGTATCGAGAGATGCTGTGCCGAATTGCTGCGCTGAGGTTGTCAGGTCTACGACTCCCTGGAATATCACCGAGTTATTTTCTGGAGATGCGTCGGTCGCAACCGTAGCGCCATCCACACCGTCCAGGTCCAACAACAGCACTACATCGGCAAAGTCATCATCGGCACCACCGGCACCGAGTAGATGCAGCGACCTGGTTCCCTGCCAGTCCGATGGCTTGATTGACTGCACGAATACATCCGGTGTCAACGAACCGCTAATCACTCGATCGAAGATCTCGAAGTTGAGATCAGTCATGAGCCGACTTTCGCCCAGCGACACAATCCTGTTCTGATTAGCAGTCCATTCTGTACTGGTTTCTTCGAGCCAGTCATCCAGGGCTGCAATCAGCTCGTCGTATGTAAATGATGTCGTTGTGGGCATATCAGATACTCATGTGAAGTTTATTTTTGACGCAGCCTCAGCCGCCTGGGACGCATCAAAGTGCGAATTGTAAAACCTAACATTGTCAATGGTCGCTTCACCGGCATTCGCGCTATTGCGAAACGCGCCAGCAAGAAACCTCGTGCCGACTCTGAAATCTCGACGTAGCGTCCTGCCTCCATTACCCAGAAATTCGTTCAAAATTGAAAGCCAAACCACCATGTTGATGTTCGGTACAGCCGTTCCTTCCAACACTCCATTGACATAGATCTGGCACAGACCAGCAACATCCAGCGTTCCGAGAAGGTGGTAAGTATTGTTCAAGACCATGACCGTGGTGCCACGAGCTTCACCCAGGATGGAAGCTCGCTCAGAGATTACCTGGTAATTATCGTTATCAGGCAACATTGTGAAGGCAGGCAGCAAGTCGGTTGCCACACCAGGGTTAGCCCAGTTGTCAAAGCCCAATTCAAAAATAGCAGTGGCGGTATTCCCATGCGAGTGAACGCTGGGCACGATTCGCGAATCACCTCCAGACACGTTTCGTGCGCCAATAATCGTCGGCTTAATCGCATACTCGACCGTGAATCCCTGGTCGTAAAGAATAGGCGCGGTAAGGTTTTGCATCCTGGCTGGAGCCGTATATTCAATCGCAGACCCAGTGGCATCCGCTCGCAAGGATGTTTGGCTTGGAGTAGGAGAGTTTGCATAGGCGAGAGGAAATAGCGGCATCGTTATCCGGTCCCGCTGTCTGGTTCAGGAGTAACGGTGCTGTCCTGGTCGTACTGATGAACCGCAGGAGGCAACACAACTGGCGACACTACTGGAGCATCAACAGTCACGTTCCCCAGGGTAAAGCCGGTGACTAGCTGATTGTCATCAAGCCGAACAGTCGCATCTGATCTGTCTTGATCAGGAGCTGGTCGGAATAATGAAGTGGGATCTCTAACCTTGGGCAGAGACTCCTGGGGATGCTTGGGCTCGTACCACTCAGGATCGACGATCAGGTTCGGATAGTATCCATCCGCCACCATGTTCCGCAGCAACATCTTGCGACCTGAGCGACGACATTCGCCCAGTGCCCATTTCCCTTTGGCATATGCAGAACCAATCGCCATGGCTACCTTCTATACATACGACCAGAACGAGATCTCCTGCGCCTGGCTTCATTTAGTGATGGCTCAGTCACATTGACTTCTGACCTGGTGCCACCAGTCTCGCCGGTTGCCTCAAGTGCAGCTCGTTGATCAGTAGCTTCCTGTTCCGCTGCAAGCGTACCGGCTACACCACGACCACGACGAGGCATTACTGCTGGCGTTACTGCTTCTTCCTGGGTAGCACCCATCTTCTCCAGAGCTGATCGTCCTCGTTGTGCAGTGCCCCTTGTACGTGCGCTTGCCTGCTGAGCTTCCATGGACTGTTCCCTGGCAGTCGGTTGTCGTCGTGGCCCTCTCTTGGGTCCTCTCATTACTGGTGCTTCTGCCGGCGCTCGTGGTTTCACAGCTCGATTAGCTTGCTGTGCCTGTGCCTCTTTTGCTTGTGCGAAAGCTCGTCCAAGCATGCCGCTCAATCCACCTCCGCCCTGTTCTATTGATTCAGGTGTATCTGAAGCACCAGGTATAGCGGGAGGCGAGATCTTCGCTTTCGCTCGCCGCTGCAACGGATTCATTACTCGATTCAGCACACCACTTGGCCTTGGTCTGCCAGATAAATTCGCTCTACTAACCATTAGCGTCTCCCATAGAAACGATCGTAATTGACAGATATGACCATCGGTGCGGTATCTGCATCTTCATCATCCGCTTCTCGGAATAATGCTTCAGATTCAGCGACCAGACCCTCCCATCTCTCCGGCGAATACTTCTGAGCGATCTTCGCAGCCAGAGCTGCAACGAACGGTTCCTGGAAACGGAATGGAATGTCGAGTGTGTTCTGCGCGTTGCCTGGATCTTGAATCTGCTTCCAGACATTCATGATGATCCGGTCGGTGTTGTTCTCTGCGGCCAGCCAGTATTGAACTCGTACTGGATTCGCACCGCTGGGTGTATCGCGACGACGATCCACGAAATATCGATCCGGCCTGCCTTGCAGGTTTTTGTCGTGAATGATCAGATAGTCTGACCTGGAGATGGGATACATCTCCGTATCCGTGACTACGATGCCCCCCTGCCCCGTACTACGACGCAGCACAGCGGTCTGCACCTGGATTGTCCCTACCGGCAGATCGAACTCGATCTCACCAGCAGTCGTCAGATGATCAACTTGCTCGAACGTCCACTGACGACCGCCCTTGTTTGACCATCGTGACAACACGAATCCAACCGATCGACGGATCGAGATGAGATGCTGGCCTGTGATCTCCTGGAGATCGAGACCAGCTCTCTCAACCGCTTCGTCGGTGTAATCAGCCAGAACCGGGTCAAGTATGTACGTGCCCGTAACTGACATGATTAACCTCCCCTATGACCGGCCTGCAAGACCTCCATCAAGACTGGAGTAGTCACGACTACCGCATTCGAGGTGAGACGCACAGCGGTCGCCGGGAAAGCGATATTGCCTGACTCATCAGCCGCGACATTCACCATCGTATCGTGATCGATCGGATTCACTACCGGATAGACCACATCGAACTTCGAGCCATACCAGGCATTCCTCGTCGGTTTGGGGAAGTTGCCCCTGGATGACAGAAGATTGCTCAGCGTAAGCTCGACGGTGACATCTGTTGCACCACCGATCGTAATCACCAGGCCAACCTTGAAGTCCGCAATGATGTAATCAAGTGGTAACCAGGAAGTCGATACGATTAAAGCAGTACCAACTGTGATCGCTCCAGCCGAATCACCATCGATCAGGATCTCGGTGACGGTGGCAAAAGCATTCACCGTGGTTGCTGCGGCTGCTGTGCCGGCGACCGCTTCGACGAGTTGCTTTCCATCAAACCTGGTGCCACTGACCAGGAATCTCCTGGCCGACTCATCCGCAGCAAAAGCAAACACCACCTGGCGAGCCGTATCGAATACAACAGCTCCACCAGATGCAAGAGCGCCATTTATCAATAGCGCCTGCTCACCTCCGGCTGCTGGAGTCTGTGATGCACAAACACCATCTGCATCGGCGGCTGCATAGGGGTCAATTTGTAAGACATTTTGTCTCATGACAAAACCCTCCTATGCGTTAGATAGCGGAGAATGCAGATTGACTAGAGTCAATGTAGTTTTCTCCGATGCCAGCTTTGGTGAGATCTGCTAAATATATTATCTCCAGATCTCCGGTTTGATCGACAGGCGTATATCTCGCACGAGGATCAGTGTTGGTCGGAGTTTGCGTTCCTCCACCGCTGCCAAAACTGCCAGCAGTTTCGATACCACCACCAGAATCGAAAGGAATGTGCGCGGCTGAGCGAGTTCTGAAATTCTGCTCTACATCCATCGTTGTCCTTCTCAGTCCACGAGGATTGGCTTCGGATTCACCAACCGAAACAGTACCGGCTACATCGGCATCGACGAAGATCCGATCGATCTTGGTGAACGTCTTATTGCCTGAGCTTGTGGTCGTGTTCGGACCAGCAATTTCTTCGGCCTGCTGTCTGCCGTTAGCATCACGACCGATAATCGTGAACGTCCTGGCTGAATCGTTGGCAGACGATGTGATCGTCACTGTACTGCAAACAGTCATGATGCCGACACCATCAACGACTTCGTTGCCATTGAGAAGTAGATCCTGTTGACCACCAGCGGATGGTTGCTGGTTTAGAGCGAACGCTTGGGTATCGGTATTGCCTCCCTGGAGGGATTCATGAACCAGCCCAGCGAGCCGTATTCCGCGCTGGACGTTATCAAGTTGATCGCTCATGCCGTGAGTTTCGTCGCCCATATTTAATGCGACTCCATCACCAGCGAGGATTCTAGGTGCATGTGTGATTGTGTGCTTACTCATAACAGCCCTCCTTACAGGGGCAAGACCTTCCCTGGTCAGTTAATTATTGCAAAAGGGATCACCCGGCTGTTGGAGACAGCCGGGATTTCCCGTTCAAGTCACGCCGGTCTAAGGACCGTGACCTTACTTCTTACGCTCCGCCTGGAGAGCCGTAAGCACCTCGCCAGTCGGACCAGCCGTAGCTGTACCGCTCGCGAGCTTTGTAACGCAGGTTGCCAGTCTCGAAGTCACCTTCGATACCACGACTGATCTTCTTACGAACAAAGTGCTTCAGGCCATCCGGACAATCCGTCTTGAGCGTCCACTGATCTGGATCGGTAAGACGATGGTTCACGCAGAATCCATCACCGACTGTGCCCAGAGTGTAGATAGCAGAGATGTCGTTATCGCCAGTGTTCGTGCGATAAGGTGACATCAGGATGCGCGTAGCCACGAACTGAAGTTCCGTAGGAATAATCAGTTTCGTGATCTGCGCTGCAAGCGGGATGCCACGATCGTCGTCGAACTCTGAGATATCGATCGCTGACTGCTCAAGGGATGCCTCTGCCAGGTCAGCAGCGGTAGCCAGGGTATTCGCCTGAACGCCACCACCGAACTGCGGATGCAAGAGCGAGAATAACGGTACTCCGTCGCCGCCAAGGAAACCGGCGTCGAATCCGTTATTGATAATGTCAGCACCTTTAACTTCCTTGGTGTGCTGGAGAGAACGGGCAAGGGCTCGTGCGTATTTGTTACCAAGGCTGCCGTAGAGTCCATCTTCTTCAGCTTCCTCGGTAATTGCAAATGCCAAGGCTATCGTTTCATGCGTATATCTTGCGACATAGCTTTCTGCGCCCTGGTCGTATGCAACACCTTCGCCTTCGGGTTTCACTGGCGCACCAGCGAATCCTGCGAGCAGTACGTCTTCCTCGAATGCTTTCATCGATCGCTCGATGTCGAAGATGTCGCGCCACTCCTCTGGATACCGCTTGTACTCCATGCCGAAAACGGCGTTCAAGCCTTCTTGCAACTGTTTGCGAAAGTCGCTTCGATTCATAGCCATGATTAGACTCCCGCTGCTGCTAGTTGGCCGTAACTATGGTTGTTGATTAGAACGCGAGCTTTCGCGAACTCACCATAGTCATTCTCAGGAATGCGAGAGAGACCAAGGATACGCAACTGTCGCGCCGAAGCGTTCAGTGTCGTCTGGTCAAGCTCGTAAGCTGATCGGCCTGTAAATGCGTTCCCCGCTCCAGCAACAAAGTTGGCCAACAGGCCAACATCTGCTACTACCAAGCCACTTGCTGAGCTGACTTGTACGATGAACTCACTCCTTGGGTCATCGTAAACGAGGGCTTCTGGATTATCGTCTCCACGTTGTAATCCAGTACCAACAGTGCCGCTTACCCAGTTCGGTCTGAACTGGACATCCCCATTGGCATCGGTGTAACGAACACCGGCAAAGATACCTGTGATCAGGTTTGCATTACCGGCAGTCGCG